TTTAACATTTTTTGCACAAGTTTGGCACGGTTTTTGTTATGCGTGTGCGCCCGTGAAATTGTTTCACGTGGAACACTGCCACACCGATGCACAAAATAAAATGTTTCACGTGGAACACAACACCAAGAGTTAAGAAAAGTTAAAACGAAAATAATTTGTGCGCTTATGCTTGTATGTTAGAAAAAAGTTGTATCTTTGCAGTGTTCAATTAAACATTTTGAAATTATGAAAGAGTTAATACAACATTTCAAAGAGCAACCGAAAGAAGCAATCAAAGAAGTTGCAATGTGTTTAGCTATTTTTGTCGTATGTGGTGCGATGTTGTTTTTATCTGCAATCTTGCAGGGTTGCACCGTTACAAAGGGTACAACGGTACGGGGCAAGGCAACGATAATCACAACCGATACAACGGTAGTTAAGCACAACGGCACGTTGAAATTCAAAAAATCTATGTTTAACAATTAAAAGTTTACTACAATGAACGAAGAAAGAAAAGCATTTGACGAGTTTAGTTTTGCCGCTTTGTCGGCGTTGGGTAGCCTTATGGCGTGTAATGAAGTTTGCCGCAACCAACGTGCGGTTATGAAAATAAACCGCTTTCGTGCGTGGCTTATGGACTTGAAGCCGCAAGCCAACCCCGAACCAAGTTTGCCGTTTGACGGCGAACCGCAAGGACAGACAGCCGAATAATTAACAATAAGTTTAACAATTAAAAGATTACTACAATGAAAAGTTTTGCAAGTAAATTTAACAAGACCACGTTTGGCATTGACACAACCGATTTTCAGTACACCAAGTTAGCCGATATTTTCAATTCTGAAAATGAGGGCGGCAAAGATGTGGTACACAAAATCAACGGGCTTTATGTACACAAATCACAGTTGGGCGATAGTCCGGTGATTATTGATGAGGAAAACAAACTGTTGGTAAACTTGCCAAGCCACACCGCCGAAACAGTCCGTGAAATACTTGCCGATGATGAGGCAGTACAAACTATCAAAGACGGCAAAGTTGGGTACACGATTTACGAGTACGAGAGCCACGGCAAGAAGTGTTACTCTATTTCGTTCGTGGATTTGTAAGAGTTTGAAAAGTTATGTTTAACTTTGTAGGGGTTGCGACAACGTAACCCCTATTTAATATAAAGCGTATGGCAGAGTTAGGTTTTAAGATTAAGTTTACAAAATCGGTATTTGGAGCAACCCAACGGGCGAAAATCAAAAAAGAGATTTTGCAAGCAGTTGAAAGCAGCCCCGAATACCGTAAAGAGATTAAAAGGGTTTTCCAAATGGCAAACCGCCGTATTCAGAATATAGAGCAAAGCGGACAACTTTCGCCAGCCGTGCAAGCGTTAAACAAGGGCGATATACAAGGCTTTACGAAATTTTCAATGAAAGGCGATTGGAACACCCTAAAAATTGAGTACGGCAAGGCGATTTCGTTTTTACGCCAGCCAACCAGTACGGCGCAAGGTGCAAGGCAGTACGGGCAACACCTGCAACGTATGTACGATTTAACGCCCGATGAGTACAACCTTATGGCAAGGAACTTGCAAGGCAAGTTAAACAGCGTTTCAGATAGTGATTTCGTGGAACGGTATCTGATGCGGTACAAGGATTTCACGGGCGAAATGGAGCAAAGCGCAAGCGATATTAGCACCCAAATTGAGAGCGAAGCGCAAAGCATATCACGGGCGATTGATGCAGAGATAGAGCGGCAAGCAAATGAGGTAGCCGACCAAATGGAGGATATGCAAAACGATATAGAGCGCATTTTGAGCAACTTTAATAAGTTTGGGTTATGAAAAAAATACCTTTTGAGTTACAAGAAAGAATAAACAGCCCGACCGAAATAAACGAAATACTGAAAGCAGCCGTAAACGAAAAAAACATTATCGGAAACAGCAAGGGCGAACGGTTTTACAATATACCGTGCGCATTTGATATTGAAACAACAAGTTTTTACCGTGATACGGACGGACGGGCGTACACATACGAGCAAGTGCAACGTATGCAGGACGGCAACGGGCGCAAAGCGAAATTAGAGAAAGCCGCAATAATGTACGTTTGGCAGTTTGGCATAAATGGATATACGATAATGGGGCGCACGTGGGGCGAGTTTGTTACGATGATGCAGACCGTAAGCGAGGTTTTGCAACTGAATGACAAATTACGCCTTATTGTGTATGTGCATAACCTTTCATACGAATTTCAGTTTTTGCGCAAGTGGTTTGAGTGGCAACGGGTTTTCAGTATTGATTTGCGCAAACCGATATATGCGATAACAACGGGCAACATTGAGTTTAGATGTAGTTACTTGCTTTCGGGTTATTCACTTGCAAAGTTGGGCGAACAACTTATGAAATACAAGTGTGCGAAAGCCGTCGGCGATTTGGACTACCAGCAAATAAGGCACAGCGAAACGCCGCTGACAGACGCCGAAATACATTACTGCATAAACGATATTAAGGTAGTTATGTGCTACATACAAGAACGCATTGAGGAAAGCAAAGGGATAACGCACATACCGATAACAAAGACGGGGTTTGTGCGCAAGTATTGCCGTGCGCATTGCTTACGTGAAAAAAGCGATGCAGGAAAGACCGTACCAAATTGGGATTACGTAAACTTGATGCAGGAACTACAAATTACGGGTATGAATGAATTTAATATGTTGCAACGTGCATTTGCAGGCGGTTTTACACACGCCAACGCCGAATACACAGACGAAATAATGTACAACGTGGATAGTTACGACTTTACAAGCAGTTACCCGTATGTAATGATAGCAGAAAAATACCCGATGTCGCAAGGCGTGGCGATAACGGTCAAAAGCACGGCGCAATTTGAGTTTTTAATATCAAAGTATTGTTGCGTGTTTGATATTGAGTTTACCGACATATTTGCCAGCGAAACGCAAGATAACCCGATAAGTGCAAGCAAATGTTTCGTGAAAGAAAACCCGTGCGAGAATAACGGGCGTATTGTGGCGGCTGCAAAAATTGCGCTTACAATTACGGACGTTGATTTTAATATAATCAAAAACTTTTATTCATGGCAAAGTATGCGAGTTGGCGAAATGTATTGTTACAAGAAAGACTATTTGCCGACCCCGTTTGTAAAATCTATCCTGCATTTGTACGAAAGCAAGACGAAATTAAAAGGCGTTGAGGGCAAAGAAGTGGAGTACCTAAACAGCAAGGAAATGTTAAACAGTTGTTACGGTATGAGTGTTACCAACCCTTTGCGTGATGAGTTTACATATAACGGCGAATGGGATATTAACTCAATGACAGCCGAACAAAAGCAGGAACTATTATACAAATACAACACCAGCAAAAACCGTTTCTTGTTTTACCCGTGGGGCATTTTCGTAACCGCATACGCACGGCGCAACCTTTTTACGGGCATACACGAAGCAAAAGACGATTACATATACAGCGACACCGACAGCATTAAAATAATGAACGGCAAAGCGCATGAAGCGTATTTCAAGGCTTATAATATGCAGGTGCAAATGAAATTGCGTGCCGCCTGCAAGTACCACGGTTTGCCGTTTTCGCTTTGCGAGCCGCAAACGATAAAAGGCATAACAAAGACTTTGGGCGTGTGGGATTTCGAGGGCACATATACAAGGTTTAAGACTTTGGGCGCAAAACGCTACATGGTGCAAGAACCGAACGCACTCAAAGCAGGCGGACGGGCATACGATTTTAGTTTAACCGTTTCGGGCGTAAACAAAAAGGCGGCGATACCGTATCTTATTGAAAAGTACGGGGAAAACGGTATCTTTGATGCGTTTACCAACTATTTGGATATACCGCCAGCGGCAACGGGCAAAAACATACATACGTATATAGACTACGAGATACAAGGCGAAATAACCGACTATCAAGGCAGCACGGCGCACTACAACGAACGCACGGGCGTACATTTAGAGCCGACTGGATACAGCCTTTCCCTTTCGGTTATGTATATAAACTATTTGCGAGGTATTAAATTTAAGGACTAAAATAATAAGAATATGACTACAAGAAAGACAAAGACAGACAAGCCGAAATTTTACGACTTGAAAGTGATTTTAAGCAAGAACGCCGACTATAATGTTATATTTGGCGAAAGGTCAAACGGCAAGACTTATGCAGCCTTAAAATATGGTTTGGAAAACTATATCAAGACGGGCAAGCAAATGGCATATATACGCCGTTGGCGTGAGGATTTACGGGGCAAACGTGCCGAAAGTCTGTTTGCAAATCACGTGGCAAACGGACTTATTGAGGAACTGACAGAGGGCAAATTTAACGAAGTGTTCTATATGTCGAACAAATGGTTTTTATCTTTCTACGATGCAGAGAAAAACAAGCGGACACCCGACCCGACCCCGTTTTGTTACGGGTTTTGCCTTTCAGAGCAGGAACACGAAAAAAGCAGCAGTTATCCGAATGTTACAACGATTGTGTTTGACGAGTTTTTGACACGGCGGTATTATTTGCCCGATGAGTTTATGTTGTTTATGAACCTTTTGAGTACGATAATACGCCAGCGCAACGATGTTAAGGTTTTCATGCTGGGGAACACCGTAAACAAGTTTTGCCCGTACTTTACGGAAATGGGTTTGAAGCAAGTGCCGTTTATGGAGCAGGGAACGATAGATATATACCGCTTTGGCGAACACGGCGCAATAGTGGCGGTTGAGTATTGCAGTAGCACCGTACAACACAAAGCCAGCAACAAGTATTTTTGTTTCGATAATCAAAACTTGCAGATGATTACGGGCGGTAAGTGGGAACTTGCAGTATATCCGCATTTGCCGTGCAAGTACAAGCCGCAAGACGTGTTGTTTGTGTACTATATCAAGTTTAACGATGTTGTTTTGCAAGGTAACATTATTCAAGTAGGCAACGAATGTTTCACGTACATACACGCAAAGACAACCCCGATAAAAGACGAGGAAAACAGCCTTATTTATTCTTTGGAAATGAACGGCAAACCGAACTACAAACGCAAGTTGTTAAGTACGGCAAGTTATGTTGAACAACAAGTGGCACGGTTTTTCGCAATAGACAAAGTTTTCTACCAAGACAACGAAATTGGCGAGATAGTACGCAATTATTTAATTACGAGCGCAAAGACAAACATTGTTTCGCTGAAATGAAAATTACGGGCGGTTTGGTGCAAATTTCGTGCCGAACCGCACGTTTTACGAAATAAATGCCTATCTTTGCAAGTAGTAACTAAATTATAACGATATGGACGCAAATACTATTATTCAAATTATTTCAAGTTTAGGTTTTCCGATTGTGATGTGTGGCGCATTGTTTTGGTATATGGTGAAACAAAGGCAGGCGCACCAAGAAGAAATGGAACACCTCAAGGACACTATTGCGGAAAACACGAAAGTGTTAGCCGAACTTACAACCCTAATCAAAGTTTTGACAGATGAAAAGGAAAGATGACATTTACAAGTTGTACCAGCAACAAATAAGGGACAAAGACACCGCCGTAACCGAATTTATTGCGAACACGTTGGCGAAAACTCAAAGTATGTTTGAGTATGAGGGTTTGCCCGACAGCATACCGCAAAAAGAATTGGAGCGGCTTTTGCAGACAACGGGCAACGCCTTTGTTACCAGCGTGGACGGGGTTTTGTATGCGCTTTCGGGCGGCAAGGGCGGCGAACCCGATGTTTACGGACGGGCAACGCTTTACACCGTGGCGAACCATGCATTAAAGTTAAACAAAACCTACGATATTCAGAAAGACGGGGTTTTGATTGAGAATGACAGCAACGGCGAAAGCCTTTTGCCGCTGATTGGGCGTTATGCGGTATTATATACTGACGGGCTTATTTCGTTGAACACCGCCAGCATTTTAACCCGTATTACGATGCTTATAAGTGCCAGCGATGACAAGACAAAACAAAGTGCCGATGAGTTTTTGCTCAAGATACAAGACGGCGAGTTTTCTATAATCGGGGAAAACGCTTTTTTCAAGGGCGTAAATATGCAGACCGCACCGACCACAAACAGCGTGTACATAACGCAACTTATTGAGTTGGTGCAATACTACAAGGCGAGTATGTACAACGAATTGGGGCTAAACGCAAATTATAATATGAAGCGTGAACGCCTTAATTTGGGCGAGGTATCAATGAATGTAGATGTACTTTTGCCGTATGTGGATAATATGTTAAAAGAAAGACAAAATGCAGTTGAGAAAATTAATGCGATGTTTAACACCGAAATTTCGGTTAAACTTGCTTCAAGTTGGGGTTTGGAAAGGGATAATTACAACGCTTTGGCGGCTGATTTGGAAACGGCAAAGGAAAACCCCGACCCGACAGAGGAAACAACCGAAACAGACGGAAACGACACCGAAACAGACGGAAACGACACGGAAACAGAGGAAACGAAAGAAACGGAAACGGAAACGGACGGTAACGATACCGAAACAGAGGAAACAGAGGAAACAGAGGAAACAGAGGAAACAGAAACAAAAGACGATAAACAATGAAATACAGCGAACTATTTACAAAGGGTAACGGGATATTCGCAACGGTTTTCAAGACCGAATATCCGACAGAGTACGCCGCTATTTTCGGCGATACCGCACCCGAAAAGTTGGACGCTTACGCCTTACTGATGTACGGCGGCAAGACCGTTGTAAACAGCATAACCAGCGACAACGCAAGCGATGTTGTTTCGGCGGTGATTGCTATAAACGTGCAAGGTTGGGAACGGGAAGCGGCGGCGATGTTAGCCGACTACGATGTACTGACACCCGTAACGGGAAGCGTGGAACGGACGGAAACCGTAACTTTGCAGGAAAGCACCGACAACACCGAAACGGGAGCAAATAAGGCTTTCAACGATACCGTTTTTTCAGACAGCGACCGAAAGACCGTGGGAGATGAGAGAAACCGCACGGAAAGCCGCAAAACGACTGAAACCAGCAAAGGAACGGGCGCAAGCAAATCAATTTCGACCGAAATTGCAAAAGAATTGCAGTTGCGGCGTGATAATTGGAGAAAAAACATTATCTTTGCACTTGTAAGCGAGATAACAACGAGTATTTACGAATAACTAATTTTAATTTTTAGCAATATGGAAGTAAAACAGATTTATGAGTTAATTAACAAAGTATCGGGTGAAGTGTTGGGCAAAACCAACATTGTGCAGGAAGATTTGACGGGCATTGTGGATTTGGGCAAAGAAGTGTTTAACCAGAGTGCCGTGGATAATTACGTAAAATCACTTGTAAACCATATCGGCAAGGTGATTTTCGTAAACCGACCTTATGCCGGCAAAGTGCCGTCTGTGCTGATGGATGCGTGGGAGTTTGGCAGCGTGCTGGAAAAGATTTCGGCAGACGTACCCGAAGCAGAGGAAAACGACACGTGGAATTTGACAGACGGGAAGAGTTACAACCAAGATGTTTTCCACAAACCGACCGTTACCGCCAAATTTTTCAATTCAAAGGTTACGTTTGAAGTGCAGGTATCAATCACCGAAAGGCAGGTTAAGGAAAGTTTCAGCAACGCCGCACAACTTAACGGCTTTATTTCGATGATTTATGCAGCCGTTGAAAAGTCAATGACTATCAAGGCAGACGCTTTGATTATGCGTACAATTAACAACATGATTGCGGAAACCGTGTTGGCTGATGCGAAAGCGTTTGGAGCAACGGAGGGAAGTGATATGCCAGACCTTGCAAGCGCAAGCACTGCACGTTGCGTAAACCTTTTGAAGTTGTATAATGACAAGTATTTCCCGGCTACACCCGACCCGACCCCGAACCCCAACGCATTGACACCTGCAAAGGCGATAACAGACCCCGACTTTATCCGCTTTGCGTCTTACGTAATGGGAACTTACGCCGACCGCCTGCAAAGCATTTCGACCGTGTTCAATGTTGGCGGCAAGGAAAGATTTACGCCGAAAGATATGTTACACGTTGTACTTTTGTCCGACTTTGCAAAGGCAGCGCAAACCTATCTTTATTCCGACACGTTCAACCGTGGCGATGTGCTTTTGCCGCAAGCCGAAACCGTACCTTTTTGGCAGGGCAGCGGAAAGAACTACGATTTTGCCAGCACGGGGCACATTAATGTTAAGGAAAGCGGCGGCAAAGCCGTTGAAATTTCGGGCGTGTTGGGCGTAATGTTCGACCGTGATGCGTTGGGCGTTTGTAATCTTGACAGACGAGTAACAACGAACTACAACGCAAAAGCAGAGTTTTTCAACAACTATTACAAGTTTGATGCAGGGTATTTCAACGATACAAACGAAAACTTTGTAGTATTCTTTATTAAGTAACTCAATAGGTATTAGATTGTTTAACTTTGGGCGGTGTGGGTGCAGGTGAAAGCGCACCGCACCGCCTTTTTTCTTTGCAGATATGACAACGATAAACTTTTATTCATACAACGGACACCCGAACACGGTAAACAAGCAGTTGGGCGAGTTTACGGCGATTGAGGGCGATTTGCGGCAAACTTTCGATGTGTTGCGCCCGACCGTAACACTACGAAAGCAGCCCCGACCGACTTTCAACTATTGTTACATACCCGATTTGGGGCGTTATTATTTCGTGGATAGGGTGAGTTTTGAGGGAAACAACGCCTACGAACTTGTATTGCGTGTTGATGTACTGAAAACCTACGAAAGCGAAATTTTGGCGGCAACGGGGCGTGTATCTGAAAGCGATAACCCCGACCCGTATATTTCAAACCGTGAAACGGTGTACAATAGAACCCCGAATTTTGAGAAAGTGCCGTTTTCTGAAACGGGGCTTTTGAATGAAAACGGGGGTATCATTATGGTAACTTTGAAAGGAACAACCGAAAATTAAAAGATATGGCAGTAATTGTAAATATACCTAACGCCCACGATGATAACAGCCAGTGGAACGCAAGCGGCGGTTATTGGGATATAAACGTAAGAACCGATGACGGGTTTGTATTTCAAGGTGATGTTAAGGCGGTTTATACCAACAAAAGCGGCTACCCGAAAAGCGTTGTTTTGCAGCAAAACGGCGCAAAGGTTTGGGTATTTGGTGAGTTGTCCGACACCACTGCAAAAACGAAAATAACTATCACGGGAAACACCCAAGGGGGAACGACCGAACTTAACGTTACGAACAACATACCCAACACGACCGCAACGGGCGTTAAAAGTGGAAAGCGGAGCGGCAGCGTAAACGTAACGGCAAATGAGGGTTTTAAGATAACCAGCGCAAAAGTGGCGTTTACGAACGGTTACGGCTACCCTGCAAGCGAGGATATGACAATAAGCGAGGACGGCAAAACGGCGAGTTGGAGTAATGACGATTTCAGTACAGGCAGCGGCGTAACGCTTACGGGAGAAACGGGCAGATTTACAGAAGGGGTAAGCATTGAACCCAACCTTTCAAATTGTTATGCCGACCCACCGTTACCCGAATTTTTGCAATACGGTGAAACGCTTAACGTAACTATCAAAGCGAACGAAAACATGGCGTTTGATACGGAACAAAGTACGCCTAATTTTTCCTATTACAACAAAAAGGGCTACCCGACCAAACAAGATTTAACCGTTTCAGGCGACAAGAAAACGGCAACGGGAAGCTTTGTTATACAAGACGGTTGGTACGACCTTTCTGTAAATGCGCAAGCGTACCCCGTGGCAGTTGTAGGCGAGCAGTACGGGGCTATAAACGTGTATTTGGTAACGCTTGACGAGTTGGCAGAGTTTAGCGGCAAACGGTTTTTCAAGGAAACGGGCAGCGACCCCGAAACGGGAGCAACTATTTACGAAAACATAGATTTGGGCGCATACGTGAACAAAATACGCCGTGTTTATACCAACATAGGCGCAAGCAGCACCGATGTAATACGATGCGGCAACTACAACACGGGCGTATCTTGCCACCAGCCAGCGCAAGACAAAATAACGCTTGACTTTGGCACGGCGGTAGTACCAGCGCACAATGAGGACAACACCGACTACGAAAGCGAAATACAACTTTTCTTGCCGTTTGCAGGATTTGTAAACCTCAATAATGATTATGCAGGTAAAACGATAGCTTTGCAGTACGTTATAAACGTGGTGACGGGCAACGGGGTTGCGCTTTTGTCCTGCAACGGCGTTGTATTTCAAGTTGAGGAAACAGAGCCAAGCAGCGAAATAATATACCTATCACCAAGCACCCAAGTTAAAACCGTGGGCGGCGATGATTGGAACGAAATGTTATATTACGGTTTAGAACCTTACATTTATTGCAAGTGGTACGAGAGCGCAAGCAACGGGCGAAACACCGACCGACAAACGGGCATTTTAGGCGATTTCAGAGGGTTTAACGTGTTCGATGATGTAACACCTATCCACACCGCCGAAATGCTGACAGAAGAGCAGGAAATGATATACACGGCTTTGTCTGACGGCGTTTATATTGAGTAACTGCAAGGCAGGACAAAAAGAAAGGCGGCAACTTGATTGTTACCGCCTTTTCTTTGTGCCTTGCTGATTGTTATTTGTCTTTCATTATATCCACGCCCGTTAAACCGATGTACAAATTTGTCGGGTAACATTCGCAAAAGGTTTTGAAACGCCCGATGAGTTTTTCGGTTGCGATGAAGTCATACGCTTGATTTTTGCAGGCGCACTCTTTCGCAAACTTGATGCGTGTATCACGGTTAAACACGATTTGATTTTCCAGCATATCGGCGAGCGTCTGCATACTTTCGGCAACGCTTTCCAAGTTAGTACGAATTTCGGGCGCATTTGCAGCCAAAAACTCAATGTGTTTCTTACTTTGCAATACCAAGTTTTGCATTGCGTTTAACACTTTCTGATTTTCGTAAATTAAATCTGTTGTTTTCATTTTATTTAAGTATTTAATTGTTTAACACGCTGCAAAGTTAAACAATTTATTTCGCCTGCAAGCGGTTGGAGTGTTATTTTGTGTTAAATTATTCTTTTAACTTTGTTTAACAATGTGTTCCACGTGAAACATTTTATTTTGTGCATCGGTGTGGCAGTGTTCCACGTGAAACAATTTCACGGGCGCACACGCATAACAAAAACCGTGCCAAACTTGTGCAAAAAATGTTAAA